CGCGCCCGTTCCGGCGGTTACATTGATTACTTCAAATCCGTTCTCTGAGCGAACTGGACCATTAAAAGTGGTGTTAGCCATTTGGCTACCTCCTTACAAAGGTTTTGCTCTAGCGTCTCGTAAGCGTCTGCTGGGTCAGTCGCTAGAACTATGCAATCCCAGAAATAAGTCGGGAGGGAGTTTCCCCCCTCCCGAACCCGAAACTATTATGCTCCGGGTGATCCAAAGATACCGCGTGGATCAGAGAACCCGAACGCATAGCGTTCGCGAGCCTTGTACCGCACGTTACCCGTGTCGAAGTCGCCTTCCATCGAAGTACGAACTGCCGTCCGGTTGAAACCTTTCATACCGTTCGGCGCGTCCGTTAGGATGAAGAAGGCATCCGTGTCCGTCAGGAAGTGGTTAACGGCATAGCCCTGCGGGAGCATTCCCATGTTCCGCACAGCATTGATGTCGTTATCCGCCGTTCCTACACGAAGAGTGGACTCAAGCA